TCCATTGGCTTTCGAACCGTGCGTGCACGGATGGATGAACGCACCGGAATCCGCACGCTGCTTGAGATTGATCTTTGGGAAATATCGATTGTGACATTTCCCATGAATGAGGCGGCGCGGGTGGCGGGCGTCAAACAGCCTGTCACATTGCGCGATTTTGAAACCTTCCTGCGGGGTGCAGGGGGGTTTAGCCGCAATGAAGCCAAGCGCATTGCTGCGCATGGATTTCTTTCGACCGATGCTCAGCGGGACGCTGATCAGGATTTACGTGAACTTGCCCATGCCATCCGGCAGGCAAGCAATGCAATGCAACCATGAGGAAAGACATGAACCAGAACGATCAGGAGATACCCGTAACCCGTGAAGTGAAGGCGGAGTTCGGCCAGTTCAAACGCACGTTTGAGGCGTACAAGAGCACCAATGATCAGAGGCTGGGTGAGATTAACACCCGCCTGGGCGAAGACGTGCTGACCCGTGAACAGTTGGTCCGGATTAACCACGAGCTGGATGAGCACAAGCAGCGCATGGATGAAATGATGCTGTCAAATGCGCGGCCGGATTTCGCATCCGATGGCGCGCCGCGCAGTGCGTATGAACGCGAGCACAAAGCAGGATTTGAGCGTTATATGCGCAGGGGCGATGAGGCGGGGCTGCTGGCGCTGGAAGGCAAGGCGCTGTCGGTGGGCGTAAGTGCCGATGGCGGTTTTCTGGTGACGCCGGAAACCGAGCGTCAGATTGACCGGCTGCTGTCGGTGGCGTCGCCCATTCGATCCATTGCCGGTGTACAGAAAATCAGCGGCAATGTGTATAAAAAGCCGTTTGCGACGGCCAGCGCCAGCACCGGCTGGGTTGGGGAAACAGCGGCGCGTCCGCAAACCACAACGCCAAATCTGGTGGAGCTGAGTTTTCCAGCAATGGAAATTTATGCGATGCCGTCGGCGACCCAGATCATTCTGGATGATGCGGCGGTGGACACCGAAGCCTGGCTGGCGGATGAGGTGCAGATTATTTTTGCCGAGCAGGAAAGTCTGGCCTTTGTCAGTGGCGATGGGGTGAACAAGCCCAAGGGTTTTTTGTCTTATACCAATGTGGCCAATGCGTCCTGGACATGGGGCAATATGGGGTATCTGGCGACGGGTGTTGCGGGGGCGTTTGCGGCCAGTAATCCGAGCGATGCGCTGGTCAATCTGATTTACACCTTGAAGCAGGGCTACCGGTCGAACGCCAACTGGGTGCTGAACCGCACTGTGCAGGCCGAAATTCGCAAGTTCAAGGACGCGAACGGCATGTATCTGTGGCAGCCGTCCGTGGTGGCGGGGCAGCCCTCAACATTGATGGGTTATCCGGTCACGGAATCTGAAGACATGCCAAGCCTGGCCGCCAACAGTTTCAGCATTGCGTTTGGCGATTTCAAGCGCGGCTATCTGGTGGTGGACCGTCTGGGCATCCGGGTGCTGCGCGATCCGTATACGGCGAAACCCTATGTGCTGTTTTATACCACCAAGCGTGTGGGCGGCGGCGTGCAGAATTTCGAGGCGATCAAGCTGTTGAAATTCGGCGTGTCGTAAGCCTGACAGCATATGGCAGGGGCGGAATAAAAATTCCGCCCTTTTTTTTGAAATTTTGACGAGGAATCCGAAATGGCATGGGGAACAAAGATCAGTTTCACCGATCAGACTTTGATCAATAACACCGTGGAAAAATTTCTGGCGGCGGTGACGCTGAACCCGCGCGAACTGTGCCATGTGCAGTTGAAGCTGGACAATGAGCATGCCTCGGCGGTGACCGACAGCCTGCAGGTGTCCGTGTACACCACGCTGGACGCTTCAGCCGAGGTCTGGGACGTTTTTCCGTTCATGCAGTTCACCATCAAGCCCGCCACGATTAATGCGGAATATTTCGCATTCACCGTGATGGGGGTGCGCAAGTTCCGTATCGGCGGGCTGAGCACGGGCGCCACCAACACCTACACCATGGGTGGCGCGTATATGCTGGACGGAGTGAGCGCCTAGAAAATGCAGCAAAAACCGCCGCGTTGGAATATCGCGCCAGCCCTTGTTGCGCCGGAGGCGCAGAGCCTGTGGAAAGGGCTGGCGTTTATGGCGCCTTTGTGGGGGCATGCATCTAAAGGCGCATTGCTGGGGCCGCATGGAGGGCCGCTGGCCGGGGCCAACCTGGCCACAGGCGCCAACCTCCAGTGGCGAGGCACGCCATATGGTTTGGGTGTGGGCGTGTCTGCCGCCGGAGACGTTCTAAATCAAACGGATTTTGCGCCGCTAAAAACATCAAATGGGGCATACACCGGTGATTTCACGATTGTCACCCTGGCTAATCCCAGGGCAGAGGCGCGGCAATCGGCGACTTTTTCGCAAGCTTCTGGCGGAACGGCTACCCGGGTTTTTATCCTGCCTAACTCCGGTAGTATTTCAGGACAGCTAGGGTTTTACACTGATACTGGCGGGTCGGCTGTATCTTGCAATGTGGCGGGCCTGGTTGACGGCAAATATCATGTGTTTGGCGGGCGGCGTAGAGGAACCACCCTGGAACTTTTCAGTGACGGGATTGTCCGGGGCAGTACAACCGGGGCGGTACAGACCATTGGCAGCACGACGGCAGGTGTCGCAATAGGCACCCGCGCCGAGGATACGGCGTCTGACCGGATTGACCCCGCCTGCAACATCGTTTTGGTTGCAGCATGGAACCGCGCGCTGAACAATGCGGAAATGCTTTTGCTGGCGCGTGATCCGTTCTGCATGTTCCGGCCCAGCGCAGAATGGCGCGGGGTGTGGACGCCACTGGGGGGCGGGAATGCAATTTTAAGCCCGGCCGATGTGACGGGCAGTCTTCAATTCGAAACACCAGCGATTTCGCAAAATCATGTTATGGCCCCGGTGGATGCTTTTATTGCGGAAAACTTTGAGACGCCTGCGCTAAATATTGGAAGCGTATTAAACCCGGCAAAAAGTTTCTTTGATTCCAGTGCTGACACACCTGCATTTTTGCAGAATCATAATTTACCGGCACAGGAAATGTATTTCGCGTTTTCCTCCGATTCCCCGCCGCTTGCGATGAATGCGCAAAGCACGCCTGACTTCAGAAATCTGGGCGCCGGCGCCAATTTACGCAAAAGAAATATCAGCAGCGATGCGCGCGGTGTGCAGACGCTGACGGATAGCCGTTCAAAATCAATCACGGAGTAAACCATGGCAAAGACAGTAGATGATGCCGTACTGGATGCGGCGTTGAACCAGATCAGGACAACTGCAGACAGGCTGGTGGTATGCATTGGCGCGCCAGCGACCTATGCGGAAGCAAACGCCAATTCCCCAACGGGGAAACGGTGCGGGCAGCGCGCCATTACATCAGCGAATTTTGCGGGGCCTGTGAATGGCGATGTGTCCGGCCGCAAGCTGACGGTTAATCAGCAGACCGGCATTACGGTGGATGTCAGCGGCACGGCCGATCATGTGGCGCTGGTGGATGACACGGCAAGTGTGCTGCTGGCGGTGACCAGCCTGAGCGCGTCACAGGCGGTGACGGCGGGCAACACCATGACGGTGAATGTATTCGATCTTGAAATAGCCGATCCAACATAAGGGATATGTCATGCAGTTTTATGTCAAGGATCCGGGCGCAGTGCTGGATTATTCAATTAACTGGGCCGCTGGATATCTGCAAAGCGGGGAGACGCTGGCCAGCAGTGTCTGGACGGTATTTCCCGGAGATATGACGCAAAACTCCGCAGGTAGTGCGGCAGGCGTTGCGAGCATTACGGTTTCGGGCGGCGCGCCGGGGCAGATTTATCAGCTTACCAACCGCATCACGACATCGCAGGGGCGCACCGATGAGCGTTCCATCACCGTGAGAGTGGAGCACAGATAATGATCCGTGAACGGTTGAGTTTGTTAAGCGCGCCGGCAATTGAGCCGGTAAGCGAGGCGGAAGTGCGGGCGCATCTGCGCGTCAGCAGCGAGGATGAGCTGGCGTTGATGCTGGGGCATATTCGCACAGCCAGGCAGATGGTGGAAAGCTGGACCGGGCGGGCGCTGATCAGCCAAAGCTGGCGCTGGATGCTGGATGGCTGGCCGGGCCATGCGTCGCAGGACTGGTGGGACGGCGTACACGACGGCGCACTGCGCAGTGGCGCGGCGCGATATATTGAAATGCCAAAGGCGCCGCTGGTGTCGGTTAGTAGTGTGACGCTGTTTAATGACGCGGATCAGCCAGCGGTCTGGGCGGCGGCGAATTATTTTGTGGATACGGCAAGCGCGCCGGGCAGGCTGGTGTTGCGCAATGCAGCGGCGGTTCCGTTGCCGCAACGCGCAGCCAGTGGCTTGCAGATTGATTTTACCTGCGGCTATGGCGTGGGGCCGGGGGACGTGCCCGCACCGCTGCGCCAGGCGGTGCTGATGCTGACGGCGCATTATTTTGAAAACCGGGAAGTGATGCAGGGCGCAGAGGGTGGGGGACATGTTCTGCCGCTGGGCGTGCATGCGTTGCTGGCGCCCTATAGAATAATGAGGCTGTGACATGATCGGGGGATTGCGGCATCGGGTTATGCTGCAACGCCGGACGGAAGTGGCGGATGCGGGGGGCGGCGTGAGTTTGGTCTGGGCAGATATTGCGGAGCTGTGGGCAGGGATTTTACCGCTGGCGGGCAGCGAAAGGGTCCGTGAGATGCGGGTTCAGCCGGTGCATAATTTTCTGATCCGTTTGCGGTATCGTGAAGATATTACACCGGCGGACCGGCTGTTGTTTGGGCAGCGCGTTCTGAACATTCGCAGTGTCAGGAATGTGAATTCAGGTAATCAGTGGACTGAATGCCGCTGTGAAGAAGGCGTGGGCGGGTAAGGCCGGTATTTATTCCGCCATTGCTTATCACTGTCATTGCGAGCGACCCGCTGCGCCAGCGCCTGCGTGGCAACCCAGAGTCCCATGGCACGGCCTGTGTTTGTGACTCTGGATTGCCGCGTCGCTTCGCTCCTCGCAATGACGGCAACTTAAATCATAAAAGAGAGAGAGGTATGCCCATGACTGCGGCAGGATGGGAGCTGCAACAGGCGATCTTTGCGCGTCTGGATTCTTTACTGGTGGAGCCGGTTTATGACCATGTGCCGCACAATGCGCCGTTTCCTTATGTGGTGGTGGGGGACGCCACGGCCACGGCCTGGGGCGCGGGAGATTTGAATGGCGAGAGCCATGCGCTGAGCATTCATATCTGGTCGCGCTATCAGGGGCGCCGGGAAATGAAGCAGATCATGGCCGCCATTATGACGGCGCTGAATGGGGTGGCGCTGGCGCTGGCCGGGCATCATCTGGTGGATTTGCGATTTGTGTTTGCCGATGAGTTTCCGGACCCGGACGGCATTTCACGCCATGGGCTGGTGCGGTTTCGCGCCGTCACCCATCCGGTTTAATTTTTCTCACAGACGAAAAGGAGATAGCGATGGCCGCACAAAAGGGCCGTGATCTGCTGTTGAAGGTGGATAGCACGGGAGCGGGAGTATTTGTTAGCGTGGCGGGATTGCGCAATCGCAACCTGTCGCTGAATGCGAGACCAGTGGATATTACCAATGCGGACAGCGTCAATGGATGGCGTGAAATATTGGAGGGTGCGGGGGTTAAATCCGCATCGCTGAGCGGCACGGGTGTGTTTCGCGATGATGCGGCGGATGAAACCGTGCGCGGATATTTTTTCAACGGAAGCATTCGCAACTGGCAACTGATTGTGCCTGGTTTCGGGATTATTCAGGGCGCGTTTCAGATTACGGCGCTGGAATATGCCGGGGAATATGATGGTGAGGTGACCTATTCTCTGGCGCTGGAAAGCGCTGGGACGCTTGGCTTCACGGTGATATGAGCATGACCAATCTGCATCGGGGTGAAATTTCGGCAAATCTGGATGGCAAGCCATACACGCTGTGTCTGACATTGGGGGCGCTGGCGGAACTGGAAGAACGGCTGGGCGGGGAAGATATTCTTGCGCTTGCGCAGCGCTTCGAGAGCGGGAGCATCACGGCGCGCGAAGCCATGTGTGTGATCGGCGCCGGGTTGCGCGGGGCCGGGCACGATATTACCGATGACGCCGTTGGACGCATGCAGGTGGATGGCGGCGTGCCGGGATATCTTTCGCTGGTGATCAATCTGTTGCAGGCGGCGTTTGGCGCCGATGAGGCGCCGGGCAAGCCCGCAGGTAAGGAGAACGGGGAGGGCCATGCCCCTTTCCCTGGCGGCGTCTGATGGGGCTGGCCTTTGGGCAGTTGCGTCTGACGCCAGAACAATTCTGGCGGATAAGCCCGAAGGAGCTGCAGGCGGCGCTGGACGGATATCTGAATGGTGGATTTGGGGCGGAGGGATCAGCCGTTCTGGGACGCCGAGAATTGGATGCGCTATGCGCGCAGTTTCCAGATGAAGGAGTAGATGATGCCCCCTATTGATGAAACAGGCCAGGGCACTGGCGGTGGCGTTCAGCAGACGGATCAGCAGTTGCAGCGCTTGAGCGAGCTGCGCGTGCGCAC